GTGGACCAAGAGGTGCTAGCCTTTGAAGAGTTGTGGGGCTGTGCTCCAACTCTTATCGTTGTAGACAACTTAATGGACATCTCCAACGATGGGGGAGAAGAGTTTGCGGGTATGCGCTCCACAATCAAGGAATTGAAATATCTCGCAAGAGATACCAATTCCGCTATTCTCGTACTACATCACACCAAAGAGTCGTATGCGGGTAATCCTTGCCAACCACGTTCTGCTTTGCAGGGCATGGTGGCACAATTACCTGCTCTGATTTGCACGGTAGGTTCCGACGCGCCAGGATATATAGCCGTCGCGCCCGTAAAGAACCGATATGGCAAAGCAGACCCTTCAGGGGGTACGGCTCACTGGTTACAGTTTAACCCTGAAATCATGGACGTATCAGATATCCCAGATAGGTCCTAGTGTCCAGACCAATCTCAGAACTCAAACCGAGTTATGACAAGGCGATGGATATCCGTGGTAATCCAACCACGGTGTGCATCTGTGGGAGTTTCGTATGGAATCTCAAGGTAGTCTTCGCAGAAGACAACACCATTGGGATGTATTTTCTAGATATGGAGTGTGCTGACTGTGGAACACAGGCAACCGCGCCCATTGAGGAGTAAAGATGAAACTGACAACAGTAACAATAATGTCCGCGATTGCAATATTTGTGGCAACTATGCCCCACGGTGTGGGTGCGTGGCTCATCAAGACGACCCATACGGAATCTTTAGTCAGAAAAATCTCTGACAGAGAAGCCGTTATGGCAAGTCCAGTATTGTATGCAAAGACATACGCAAAAGAAAAAGTGAATAAAATGTTTCGCAATCCTGATCGTGAATGGTCAGCACTTGCGAAGTTATGGGGTAAGGAATCTGCTTGGAACTGGAAAGCCAAGAACCCTCACTCATCTGCCTACGGCATAGCCCAAGTATTGGGTACGCCTAAAGGCTCTACAATTGAATACCAAGTGAATATGGGGATTAAGTACATTATCCACCGTTACGATACCCCTACGAAGGCGTATGCCTTCTGGCAAAGGAACGGCTGGTACTAATGTCAAGCAAGTCCAAGATTAAGGGTTCGCAAGCAGAACGAGACGTAGTTAAATATCTACAAGAGTGGTTCCCGTACGCAGAAAGACGGCTTGCGGGAGCCACTTTAGATAAAGGTGACATCTCAGGCATCAATGGTGTCTGTATTGAAATTAAGAACCATGCCAAGTTAGACTTGGCTGGTTGGTTAGCAGAATTAGAAGTTGAAACTAAAAACTCCAAAGCATGGACGGGAGTTGTCATTCATAAACGTAAGGGTAAAGGCAACCCTGCTGACTGGTATGCTACGCTTCCAGTGTCAGTGTGGGTAGAACTCTTACGAAAGGCGATGGAATGACTGAGCAAGAATTACGAGAGCAGTTGGCTCTTGAACTAGAGCGACAGGCTACTTATGCAATGATAAGTGATGAGTACAACTTTAATGATACTGCTGTCCGTGCCAAGACTTATTACCGTGCTGCTCAAGTCGTCAGAGGTGAGTTTAGTGAGCGAAAAGCCTGATATATCAGTGATTTTAGAGCACTACGGCGCCCGTGTACCAACACGACGTGGGTGGTTCTCAATGAAGTGTCCCTTCCATGACGATAGGCACAACAGTGCCTCAGCGACGAGAGATGACAACGCTTTCTGTTGCTTTGCATGTCAGATCAAGGGTGATGGGTATGCTATACTTATGGCTAAAGAAGGGGTGGAGTTTCGTGAAGCAGTCAGCATCGCAAAAAGAATCTTTAATGAGAGCGGCAAAGTATTACCACAGCGCACTACACGAAGCGGAGGAATACCTCGCAGAACGGGGAATCACTCTGGAAGCAGCGCAGAAGGCTCGCTTGGGCGTCGTCTTAGACCCGCTAACTGGTCATGAAGCGTATACGAATCGGCTCGCTATCCCTTACCTTACAAAGTCAGGTGTGGTTGACATACGATTCAGAAGTATTGGACACGAAGAACCAAAATACATGGGTCTGGCTGGGGCTACGACACACTTGTATAACGTGGGAGCGTTTTTCCGTGCATCGTCATACATTTGCATTTGCGAAGGTGAAATCGACACCATTACTTTGGACATGGTTTGTAACATTCCCGCAGTTGGTGTTCCTGGTGTTAATAACTGGAAGAAACACTACACTCGGCTCTTGGCTGACTTCGATAAAGTTTTCCTCTTCGCAGATGGAGATAATGCGGGCTATGAGTTCGGTAAGTCCCTTTCCAGAGAACTGTCTAATCTTGTTGTTATCCAAGCCCCAGAAGGCGAAGATGTCAACTCGCTCTACAGGATTCACGGCTCAGACTACTTCAAAGAAAAGATAGCAGGTGCTCAATAATGTTGATGCCTGACAACGAAGGTATGTTCGTGTGTAAGAAAGATAATTTCATAACAGATAATCTTTTTGAATACATGAATCACTTTGGCGTTGAGTATGACTGGATGGTTCGCTTGAACCCTAAGTTTAGTCTCAACCTATTTGGTTTCTTATCTGAGATGTCTAACTTCATAGATAAAGGCATGTTTGATGAAGCATGGGAACACCTGCAAAGTGTTGTTTTATTGCTTATAAATGCCAGTGGTGAAGACTTTGAAGAGTTTGTAGAAGAAGCACAAGTTATATCGAGCAGTCAAGATATGTTCGATCAGATAGAGAGGTTTCTAGACGATGATGGAACCAAGTAAGTTTGATTTATCCGTATGGGAAACCTATGACGAACTAGCAGAACTCCTGCTAAAGAAGCACAAGGATTACGGACCCAAGAACATTTCCGAAAGTCCAGGGGGACCTTTGAACGGCTTGCGAGTGCGTATGCATGATAAACTTGCTCGCATTAACAACTTAATAGACAATGACAGAACCCCAGAGAATGAGTCACTAGAGGATTCGTTCAAGGATATGGCTAACTACGCAATCATAGGATTGCTAGTGTTGAGAGGACAATGGAACAATGATTAAGAGATTCGGACCTTACAAAGGCAGCAAGCAGAATGGTGGTAGACCTATTTATGTTTTCAAACGCCGTAAAAAGAATGGGGAAGTTGTTACTACTTCTTCTAACAAAGCCCGTGTTGATTATGAAGACAGCACTGGACAGACTCTTCCTCGCCATAAAGAAGTAGACCACAAGAATAACAAGGGACGTGCTGGTGATGACCGCAAGTCTAATCTTCGTGTTGTTTCTAAGTCTGACAACGTGGCTATGGAAAACAAGCGCAGAGCCAAGAAGAAGCCTGCCAAGAAACGAAAGAAGAAAGCGTGAGCAAAAAGAAATCGAAAGTAAAGCGGGTAGTAGTACTTTCTGATATACAGGCTCCTAGCCATGATGCTAGAGCCATCACAGCACTTCAGGATTTCGTGTATGACTTTGAGCCTGATGAACTGTACTGCGTTGGTGATGAGGCTGATAGCCCTGAACCATCGCGTTGGAACAAAGGCAGAGCAGGCGAATACGCCAAGACTTTGCAATCAGGATTAGATAGAACGTCTGAGATTATGGAAGGCTTCAAAGACGCTCTGGGTGACAAGCCTTTCCACACTATGAGGAGTAATCATGGAGACAGAATCGACCACTACATCTCAAAGTATGCCCCTGCACTTGCTAGCCTCCGCGCTTTGGAGTATGAGGAACTGCTCCGATACCGTGAACTCGATATTACGTATCACGATAAAATCTGGCAGTTTGCCCCAGGATGGGCGCTTGCCCATGGAGACGAAGGAAGCCTTCTACAAACTTCGGGAGGAACTGCGCTTAACCTTGCGAGACGTATCGGATTATCTGTCGTTTGTGGACATACCCACCGCCAAGGTATCCAGCATTACCACGTCGGATACAATGGGCGGATTAGTTCAAGACTCTTTGGAGTTGAAGTCGGGCACTTGATGGATCTGAACAAAGCAGATTACCTATCCACTGGCGCTGCCAACTGGCAGCAAGGATTTGCTGTTTTGTATATCCGTCGTACCAATGTAACTCCTGTAACTGTCCCAATCATCGGTAGGTCATTCACTGTGGAGGGTAAGACGTACTCATGGTAATTGAGAAATACGAAGGACTTGTAGGTGGTATTGCTTATGAGTTCTCTCGTAAGTTCCACATGGTGGAATCAGCAGACATACGCCAAGAGTTATGGCTCTGGTTTCTTACCCATCCAAACAAGGTAAAGGTTTGGGAGAATCTAGATGATAAACAAGCAGTTAAACTTATTGGGCGCTCTCTTAGGAATGCAGCGAAGGACTACTGCCAGAAAGAGAAGGCTCGTATTGTTGGTTATCGTGTTGAAGATAATTACTATTACGATAAGCAGGTACTTGAGATACTTATCCCTGCTGTTCTGCGTGGGGATTCTGTTGCTCCTTCTATGGTTGATTTAGGATTTACTTCCACCAAGAAGGTAGCCTCTGAAGGTGGCAACTGGTTTGCCATGATGAGTGACATAGAGAAGGCTTTGAAGAAGTTACCCGAAGAGCAGTACAACATCCTGTATCTGAGATTCTGCGACATGACGGATAACTCTGGCGTTGCTTCGGAACTCCAGATATCCGAAGATGCTGCTAGAATGAGAATCAATAGAGCAGTCAACAGTCTGCTCAATCTACTAGGTGGTTCAAGACCACGCAAAGAGCGAGACTACAAAGAGAGTGAAATCGATGGAGAATCAACAGACCTTGAAGCAGATGTTGGAGACCTTGGAAGCGAAACTGAACGACAAGAGTTGGACTGATACCCAAGATCAAGAGTTTGTTAATTTGTTAAGCGAGACGACCAAGATTGTCCACAACCTTGCTACTCGCACATACATCATGGCTGACTTGATTGATAAGTTTTACGAAGCAATCGTGTCCCTGTTTGAAGAAACATCCAGTTCGGCTAGAAATATTCCACAAAACGGCGATGTCTATCCTGAGCCCAACAC